TTGCAAATGTTTACAGTAGAGATAACCGCTGTTGTTGCGCTTGGCACAGTGTAAACGTCTGTGTCAGTTGTTGCTGATGGGGCACTTTGTCCCAATACTTTATAAGTTGTTGCCATGATTTACATTCCTGCCAATAAAAATACGTTAAATGTTTCTCCACCGCCACCACCTGATTGTGGTTGCCATGAAAGATTGCCTGCACCGTCTGTACTTAATACATCACCATTACTACCTCCAGTGATGACTACGTTTGAGTTGGAGCCTAAATTACTTATGCCGTTGAAGTTTATGCTATCGTAATTGAAGTTTACTGTTCCTGGATATGTACCCTGGAAATAACTTGCAATAGTAGTAATATTACCTGCGTTATCGTTTTGGTCTACTTCAATTTTGAAACCACCAGTATCAACGAAGATGTTACCACTGTCGCTATATGCAGTACTGTACATACTAAAAATTATGTCATTTGACTGCACTGGACTTGGGTTACTACCATCATATCCTGTACGATAAACACTGATTGTGTTCAATCCACCTGCATTAGCAGTATCAATTTGACGAACAATACGAATATCGTTCATGTTTGCCTTATTAATACTAGTCAATAACATTGTATCTTGACCATCTGTTGGGCTAGCAAATGAACCATAGCCACCTGCAGCCACGTTGCTATCATATGCTATTTCACCACTAGTGGTATTGTAGTTTACAATTCTTGAAGCACTTGCATTACGCACTGGCTTAATATAGAATGCGTTACCTGTAGTTACGTTTAAGTTTGCACCAGTGGCATTGATAACAGTTGTGTTGGCTGGTGTGTTGCTACGGCCGGCGCTAAAACCAATTGCAATACTATTTGAACCTAAATTTAGGTTACCAGCAAAAGTACCAATTGCAATACTAGCATTACCTGATCCACTGAAACCTGCAGTACGACCAATTGCAATTGCATCTGTTGCTTGAGAAATATTTCCGGCGCCACGACCAATTGCAATTGCGTTAGCACCTTGATTATTTCTACCAGTTGCAAGACCAATAGCGATTGAACCACTGCCTTGAACTGTTTCGCCTGCAAATGGACCAATAGCAACTGAACTTGCACTTTGTGTAGTTATACCTGCGTTAACACCAATAGCAACTGAGTTAGCACCTTGGGTATTTGCACCAGCGTATATACCAATAGCGACTGCACCAGCACCTTGTGTCAAGTTTGCTGTATTATAACCAATAGCGATTGCGTTTGCGCCTTGCGATGTAGTTGCAGAATTTGCACCTAATGTAATGTTGCCACTATTAACTCTTAGGTTAGTGATAGAAACAAGATTGCTTGTATTGTTGAAAGTAAATGTATTACTTGCATTCAATGAACCATTATCATTGTACTGAACTTCCGTGTTTGCACCACCCGGACTTGCTGTGCCTGCCGCACCGCTGAATCCACTTATACCACTTGCGCCGGCTGCACCATCAATACCTGAGAATCCACTTAGACCGCTAGCACCGTCTTGTCCGCTATAGCCTGACGCGCCACTAGCGCCTGCTGATCCATCTTGTCCTGAATAACCACTGACACCGCTAGCACCATTGGTTCCATTTGCACCTGAATAACCCGATGTACCACTTGCACCTGCTGAGCCGGCTGCTCCTGAATATCCTGATATACCACTTGGTCCTGTTGCACCGCTGTATCCACTTACGCCGGATCCACTATATCCTGATATACCACTTGCACCACTTGCACCATTCGAACCATTCGTACCACTTTGTCCGCTAGCACCACTTGCGCCACTGAAACCACTTGTACCAGTAGCACCTTGACCACCTGAATATCCTGATGTACCACTTGGGCCTGTTGCACCGCTGTAACCTGACTTACCACTGAATCCACTCTGTCCATACATAACTTGAGCAACTGTTAATATGATACCTGGAGTTGCTGGTGTTGTTGGGCTTGTATCTGCTGGTAATGATTCGATAGAAACTGTTGTGCTATCTGCATTCCAATACAATTGATAGTAATCACCTGCAGTTACAGTGAACACGTAGTTCACTGTACCAATTAAATGTCCATTCAATCCACTGTGTGCACCTGGAATGTCAAAACGACTGTTAGATTCTGCTACATTGTTACCATTCTTCTTTAACCAAACATCAGCATAATGTATTGTATTATTATCAGTGTTGGTGAATTGCATACTATAGGTAAGTGAGTACGTACCTTCATTAGCAAACGTGATTCTGTTACCAGATACGATACTGATACCATCACTTTCTGCGGTAGTGTTAATACCAACTACTTGCTCTTGTGTGATGTTAGCCATTGGTTGATCTGTTGTATCTAGGAATGATCCATAGAAACCACGTGTACCACCTGCACCACTGTATCCACTCATACCAGAGTAACCACTGACACCCAACAATGCAGTACGGCTAATCTGAACCTGTACATCACCTAATTGTTGGATAGCGACTTGTACTGTGCCGCTATCTGAGACTGTGATTTGATTAGCCATTGTTGATAACTCCGTCACTGTTTACTAAGAACAACAAGAATACGCTTTCGTCATATGCTGGTTGTGCTCCTTGAGCAGGGAAACTGATTTTGACACGACCAGTAAAACACGCTGGTTCTGTTGCGTCAATATCTAAGTCTGGATCACCTGCGATCAAGTCCCATGTATCATCATCGATTGTCATCGTGAATGTACCTGCTTCATCATCTACGTTGCTGATTGGCAAATTTATTGTTGTTGGTTTGATAGTGTTCGCTGCCATTGAACCAGTTGCAGTGGTCAACGCAAATGTCGCTCCACCGGAACTCGTAGAGATTGTAAACGTTGTTGAAGTTATGATTGTCTTAACATAGTATGTTGTATTGATAGCAACGCCACCAAATACTGCACCGGTAAATTGAATGGGTTTACCTACATATAGCAATGCAGTTGAATCACATGTTAATGTGTCATCACTTGCTTCTGTTGCTGTTACTGTTGCAACTAGTGGGACTAATGGGTAGTTGCGAATTTGAAAATCTAAACCAGTGCGACTATCATGAAAATCTGTGATTGCTCTACGAATGATTTGAGCACTGATTGTTGCGCCAGTCAAATCGACAGGCGTAAGACCTGTTTGCCATCCAGAGGTACTAACAATGTTTCCCCATGCGAAGTTCCAAAAGTCTTTTTGATCGTATACAAGTTCTTGTGCTAAGATTTGACCATCAAAGCCCGCGACTTGTGTTAATGTGTTTTGGCTAAATTTTGCCATTGTTTGCTCCTCTGCTGTCTCGCATCTAACCCCACTATGCTATCTCGCAAGTGTGGGGTGAGTTTACTGACTATAAGTATTTATGCTGTCCTAATCCACATCGCGCCAACGTTACCTATACCACCACCTAGGTTTCTATAGGTACCAGTAGGTACTTGTTGTGCATTAGCAATGTTACCATCATTGGTTGTCACATTGATAGTAACTGGTTGATTCAACGCAATATTTGCATTACCGGTTAAACTGGTTACAATTATTTGATTGACACCTGGGTTATACGCAATGTGTCCACCTGGTGTACCGATGTTAGAATTTATTGTCCATGAAGAACCATCAGTGCTATACGCAATACGATTTGATGATGCCGCAGTAGTAACAAAATAATTTCCAGTATATACAACTTGATTGTATTCAAATTGTCCTAAATCAACTGCACTCCATGTGGTTCCGTTATTTGTAGATACTGCTGCCTGTGCATTACTACCACCTGTATAGGCTGCGATTGCTACCCACTTACCATCACCATATGTAATATCGCGCCAAGCGTTAGAATATGTTGTAGGTAAATTGATAGTTCCCCATGAAGCACCTTCATCAGTAGATCGTCTTGCTGAACCTGCACCTGTTTGACCAACCATTATATATGTACTATTACCATATTCAATTGCTGTCCAACTATTTTGTGCTCCTACACTAACTCCTGTATATGATGCACCGTTGTTGGTCGATCTAGCAACACTTGTGTAACCACTTTGACTTGTACAAATAACAACAGAGTTGCTACCAACTGCAATATCATTCCATGTTCCGCTATTTGGCAATGATACATTAGACCATGAACTCAAGTTAGTTGATGTTGCTGCCAAGTTTGTTCCTGTAGCAAATATGATGTAATTGCTGCCACTCTTAACAGGACCTGTCTTTGGATTGATGCTAGTTGAATAACTCGTCCATGATAAGCCATCATTAGTTGTAAGTACGACATTGCCACCAGTTAAAGTTTTTCCTGTAATGGTGTTACCAACAGTTTTCATGAAGGTTAAATCACCAGTTATACCAGGGTTATAAACATACCAACCGTTAGCCAAATCAGAACCTATGCTAGTAGTTAAATTGGCGCCTGGGTTAACAATCGTATTGTACGCACCTGTTACGTAACCAAATAACAAATCATTGACTTGAATATTAGCAACATTAGACCATTTACCAGATGTCACTGTACTGAATGATAATGTGCCATTACCATCAGTTGTAACATAATCTCCTACATTACCACCAGTAATTGTCACATTGGCAATGTCACCTAGGTTAGTTAAGTTATTAACTTGTAAATTTGCAACTTCAACATTACCGCTCAATGCGTTAATGTCACCTGGAACACTAAACACATTTGATACTTTGTCGAATGTAAATCCTGCGCTAGCACCGAATGTAACACCACCATCGTTATACTGAATTTGTGTGTTTGCACCTGCAACAGTACCATTACCTGTTGCGTTTGCACCAACAGCCCATGTTAAGTTACCGGCTCCATCAGTTTGTAGATAGTAACCATTAGTACCACCAGTGATGTGAACATTACTAACTGCACCCAATGTTACATTACTATTGGCTGTAATGTTTCCTGCAGATACTGATGGAGTTATTATACCAGTACTGGTAACAACTAAGACATTTGAGATTCCATTAGAGGCTACTGTTATGTTACCATTAGGAGATGCAATATCTACATTACTATTACCGGAACTAATTGAGTTAGGGAATAAACTTGTAAAGTTAAGATTTCCTGCACCATCTGTTGTCAACAACTGTCCTGATGTACCACCTAAAATTGTAATATTTCCTATAGCACCTAGGTTAGCCGCAGTTGTAACATTCAACACATCAACTGATAGATTTGGTGAAGTTATGTAATTGCCTGTAAATGAATTAGCAGTCAATGAATTAATAACCGTCTGTCCAGTATTACTGTCATAGGTCATGTTAGCATCACCACCCAATACGGATCCTGCATTAAACTGCAATTGACCTGCATTGCCACCTGGTATGCCCAAACCGCCACCAAAGTAATTTAAATTAATTGCTTCAGGGACAATATTAAGTTGTGTGGCCTCTGTAGTAAAAGAGGCACTTACTTGCTCTATTACAATATTAGATAATATTTCAGACATTATTGATACCTTACGATGACACCAATTGGTTCTTTGTTCACATCTGTTTTTCCACTTAATCCATCAGTGCGGCTAACTGCCATTGTAATTACAACTAGTGTAGAGTTTGCAGTATCATTTGCTAATGCTACTGTTGGTGTAGGATTTGGTGTTCCTGTACCACCTGTCAAATCTGCGGGAATGTATAGATAACCTATACCACTGGATGCTGTTGTAAATGTAGCAGTTAAATTTGCACTATATGTACCAGCACCAGTACTTGGTTGTGGGCTTGCCAATGTCAAGTTACCGAGATCGATTGTATCCACGTTAACATATGTGATTTCACTTACTGTATAGAATTTAGCACTAGTTGCCAAAGTCCATCCGGTGCAATCGATTGGCGCACTGTTAGCATATGTGAATGTGAATGGTAGTGTGTAACTTTCACCTGTGTATATCTCAATACACTGCATCTCTGTGCCGGCGATTGAAATCGTTTTTGAACCATTAAGTAGTAGACTCATTTTTTTGTGTTCCTTATATTATATTTATGTTGGCCTTACTGTTTCGTAGGGTAGGCCCTCACGATCCAATCTTGCTTTGATCTTATTACAAATGTCATCGTATAATCGACTACGAGAAATTTGAAAGATATTATATTGCTTTGCAAAAATTAAAAATTCTTCCAAAGATCCGTTAACGCATATGTTTGTCCATACCTCAGCGTAATTAGTATGCTCAACTATTTTTGTATCCAAAGACATCTCCATCATAAAAATAAACTGTGGTACCTGATACCATGTTTCTAACCATAAAACCAACTTCATCAGTTGCTGTACCAGCGATGTTCTGATCGTATAAATTTATAGTTTGCGGTAAACCTGCTTCTAAGTTTATCGTAGTGAATGTAGTAAAACTGCTAAAAAGATTTATCGGCGGAGGAAATATACGACCTGACATAAGTTGCACTGTGGTATTAGTATCTGATACCATCTTTAAGTTTATGCGTCTAGACAAATATGCTGCCGGAGGCGAGAATATTGCACTACCAACTAGCCACCAGTTATCAGTTCCATTAGGTGCAAGAAATTGTCTAGCCTGCAATGGTTCAAATGGACCTGTACTATTACCAACATATCCAATTGCAGTTGAACTAGTTCCCTGTGCGAATGGGAAATATTCAGTAGAACTTACTGTAGTACCATCCAAATACGAAGGTACATTGTATGTTCCCGTTGTTAAGTCAGCAAATAATCCATCTGTTACTGCCCATGTTGTAGTGCCGGCTATTTGAGTAAAACCAGGCCCCATTTGTTCAATATCAATACTACCGGGAGTAATATAAACATCACCAGGTAATCCTCCACCACCAAACTTCACATCTGCTGTAACGATTGGTGTTGTTGGTGTATCACTAATGGTAATAAAAATTGAACTATCAATACTTTCAACAGTTGTACCTGCGGGGACTGCACCGGTTCCACCGGTTACTGTTACTGTTTGACCAACTAATATACCGGAAGTATCAGGTACAGTCAATTGCGTTCCAGAACTAGTTACTGGTGTTTTAGTAACTTCACTATATGGTCTTACACTCGGGCCGCCCCATGCAGGTGCTAATGTTGCAGGACTTGTTACCCCTACACTCTTGTTTCTTGCTGTAACAGACCAATAGTATGTACCTGCAGGTAAATTAGCCATTTCGATTTGAATTGGAGTACCAGCAGTATATGGTTTACCGCCACCTAATGTAGTAGTTGTATAACGCACATGATTAGTAACATCACTCGTAGTACCGTAATTAAAATCCATGTACAATACTTGTCCGGGAGTAGGAACTATGCCAGTGATAAATTGACTTGCGTTTGTGCCATTATTGACCGGACTATCGATCACAGTAGGTGCGCTTGGTGTACCAATGATGTTAGGATCACTCAATCCCAATTGACTATCCGGTACGAAATCTTGAACTAAATTGTCATCATAAACACTGTCGTTATATTCAAACGCAGTCATTGTTGCGCCTAGTGATCCATCAGCGTATTTCTGTTCACCGACGAATGAAACACGGAACAACTTATCAGTCCATCCATATTGACTCAATGTGACTTTAATTACATCACCTGCTTCAACTTGAATACCACTATAGTCAGTACTGAAACTGATTGCTAAATCTTCACGACCTTGGAACAATCTACGCAATGCAAGATACTTTGCTTGAACTGCGTTGTTGACTTGTGGCAATTGAACATTCAATTTGTTGATAGGTTCGTTTGGACTCAAAAGACTTGGATAACTAGTAAACAACGAAATTGTCTGGAAGTCTGTTTGATCTTTAATGTTATAGTTAGGATACTGAACTTCAACAATGTTGTATGTTCCATTCAAATCGAGTGGGTTAACTTCGATACCACCAACTAGATTGCTACTATCAACTTCATACAATGCACTTAATGTAGTATAATCTGTATAACTTTGGTTAATAACAACTTTCCATTGTCCAGTCATTTCACTGTATTGCAACCAACTATCGCAACTGTCTACGATTTGTTGTAGGTTATTCAAACAGTTTTGACCTGTGTTGATTGGACCATCGATGCGATATCGTGCTTGTGTAGCAGTACCGCCACCGACTGGCTCATATGTAATTGTTTCTGCTGAGTATGCATTCAATGCAGTTAAACTTGCTGTATCAATTTTGCTCAATGGAATAGCGCAACCATATCGTGGGTTAGTCAAATAGTCTTTAATGACTGAGCCTGGTTGATATAGATTGTTTTGTAATTGAACAGTCAACGCACCCAAGTTTGTAGTACCAGCATCTTGATTATAAACAACTTTAACAATTGCAAATGCAGTATTGGTCATGTCTGCTGTTTGACCATTCGCTGTATAGATACCTTGATTCCAACGCTGATCTGATGGGATTGAACTGTCACTCAAAATAGTAACTGCACTTTGACCACCAGTATTGATACCTGAATAAGAACCATTAGGGAACAAATAGATAAACAAGTTACCTGCAATCTTAGTATCTACTTCTGGTGTACCTGCAGTGTTAGTAGTTAAACTAAGAACTTTTGCCGCATCACCACCTGTACCAAATGTTACTTGCTTATTGTCGTAGTAAAGGTTACCAAATGTATACGCAGAACCTGATGTTGTGTCTGTAACTTCAGCAAGTGAAACAACATACCACATTGTCTTTTGGTCTTCACTTAACTTTGCGTCAGTGATAACACCACCAATGAATGCTGATCCATAAACTACTGGAAGTTTGTTGTCTGTCGCAGGTGGAAGTTGGACACGTGAACCTGCATTGCTTGTGCCGGCAGCGTTTTGTCCTGAACGATTGGCAATAAGTTTAGTAATACCAACTGTTAATAATGTACGTGCGGCAAAGGCAGCAACTGAACCTGCAATACCTGCTGCGGCTGCACTGAAGCCTACTGCTCCTGCAATTGCTGTTACCCCTGCGGCTATGGCTGTAAAAACTGGCATATTATAAACTCCATGTATGTTCTATGGGCTTAAATCCAAAACGTGAATAGTTCAAATCTTGTCCCTCCATTTGACTCATTGTGCAAAACTGTATTCTTCCTGACTCTTTCATTTCATTACACAATTTCAAATATTCTTTCATTAATCTATATCCGGCACTAGTGCCTCGATGTTCTTCTTCAACCCAATATGCAATTTCAGTCATAACTAAACGACTATGATCCCACATATAGGGTGTGCATATTGCTAATAGCATACCAGTTAGTTCATCGTTCTTTTCACTAACTAATGCAATGCCTGCTCCTGCAATGATAGTGCTCAATATCTTTTTGGCACTTTCATCACTAGATATTTCCATACTAGGTAAATTACCATGGTCGTGATAGTTCCACAACATTTCAATTATTCTAGGAATATCAAATTTATTTGCTGTTCTTATCATGCGGAATCCGTATACGATTGTGCTGTTGTTTCGCTTTCCATACCAGCGGCGCTTGGGTTACTAGTCTTAGCAACTGGTGGTTTACCAAAGTCAAAGTTTTGACCCGCAATACTATAAACGTTGTTCATAGAACTGTCAGTTGAATTAAATACTTGCCAACTTTGTTGATTGGTGTTTCTACCTGCGATTCTGTTTTCTAAAACAGTACGATAGGAACTTGCATTCAATGTTACAGTGAAGTTGTCGTTTTGTTCTTGACGATCTTCACTTATGTTGTAACTAGTGACGATGCCGGTAAAACGCAAATACGTATTGGCGAGAACGAAATTGTCATCATAGAATCCGCGCCATATTTCAATTTCACTACCTTTGACTTTTGTGTTTAAAACAACATAAATGTTATTACCATCGATACCACTCAATGATATTGAAGTATCTGCTGATGTAACACGCAAATCACGGTTCTGTACACCAACTGCAAGCAAACCACCTAATGGTGTGTAAACAGTTCCATCGATGGTTTCTTCTTTGTAAGAACTACTGAATGTATACACATTTGCGTTTGCGGTGTTGCCATATTCATTATACACAGTTAGTTTAACAAACTCTGCGTTAATGATTGATGGTGCATCTACTACTTCTGGGATATTCTGCATAATTTATTCCTTAGGCTGTTTGTACCCACTCGTACAATTGAAACGCATCTGACCATTCTATCAACGCATTGCTTATAACTTGTCCACGTAGCATTGTTTGTCCACCGGGTATCAATTTATATGATGGCATGTTAGGACAGAACATATAAAATTCACACGCATTACCAACTGTGATTCCTTGACCAGCAACAGAACCAGTTAAGATGTTGGGTCTATTTGTAGTAACAGTAACTGTACCACCAGTACCTCTAGTAACTTGTGTAGTGCTAGTGAATGGGAATGTGTAGTTACCAATCTGAATCAAATCGTTGGGTGCAAACATAACACGACTTGCTGGCACTACAGGTAAGTTTTGAAGAACTAATTGATCGCCCACAAAACTTTGAACTGTAATACCATTTAGTTGTGATGTTGATAATTGACCTTGATACGCAAAGATCCAATTCAACTGTGGTAGATTACTGAATGTAATTACCTGTGGTGTATAACGATCTAGTGTGTCGATTTGTTCCATTAATGCACGAGCCTCATAGTATTTAAAACTATTAGGCATCTCTAATTTAATTCTCCATGGGTTTAATGTTGGAGTCACGCTAACACGTGGTATTTCGTTGCGAGTAAACTGAGTACCCACAACTTTACGCCTATCGATTTGTATGCTGTTGCAAAAATTAACAATCGTTTGTAATCCAGTTGATGCCATAT